TTTAGCGATGCTGGCGGCATTTGCCCTGCTCATCTGCAGCGCGCCGTCGCGATAGTCTTTGTTGGCGTGGCCACGAACATTGCGGGCTATAGTTTCTACCGTGTCGCCGGCAAGATAACCCCTGCGGACGGCGTTCACGATGCGCTCCAGCCTGTCCGATTCCAGATTATCTGCCCACTCACTCAGCAGCCTCCCCTGAAAGGGCTTCGCCATCGCCGCGGCATACACCATATCGGCAGTGATGCCCTGCAGCGGATATCGCGCTAGCACCTGAGATGGAAGAAGGGAATCGAACAGGCTCAACTGATAACTGGCTTCGTTCTTTGCCAGCCCCACCAGTTCACTCTCGAGCCCTGCCTGCATGGTGGCTACGGCCTGATGGTTAAGCTCACGCACGCTGCCCAGTAAACTCTGCAGACGGCTAACGGTGAAGCTCTCAGGAGGCAATCTGTCCAGCGCATCCAGTAGACGTGCCGACAGGTCAGCATCCGTCTCGTTAAGCAACTTCACCATCCGGTTTGCCACGCCGGTGGCGTAGCGGCTTAACCAGACGGAATGTGCGATCGATTCATCACGCAGGCTTTCGTTAATGGTGGGCATATCAGCCTCCCGTCAACGTTGGTGCCTGATTGTGAAGCGCATCAATAACCTCGTCCGGGCTGTCGGCCGGGTCAATGAGATCAAGCTTCTGCAGCGCGCGAATCATATCGCTATCGCGCAGCGCACCGGACTGCCAGGCGTTGACGATTGCAGTCACCATGCCCGACTCGGCAACCTTCGCTATGAATTCCTGATTGATGGTGTAGCTCGTCGATTCTCCCTTGATACCGAGGTATTTCGCACACCATCCCAGCGCCAGCGTATAGGCCTCAGAAACGTTTGAAACGCAGATGCCCAGCACCGATGTTGAGGATGTTTGCTCACCGCTCGCCTGGGTTGCCGTCTTCGCCGTGGCATTCTGCTCAATCAATCGGGCGCCCAGCTGCACCATGTAATCGCGCTTACTGTCCATGGCCTCTTTCGCCAGCATGTTCGGCTGCGCCTGGGCATAACCAAACGAGCCTTCTTTGGGAAGCAAAAGCGGTGATCGGGAACCAATTTTCACACCCTTTTTCTCAAGGTGATCGCGCCAGTTGGTATCAAGCCCGGTCATGTACGGCTGCACCTGGCCACAGAACCATACGCTGTCTTCATAGTCAGCGCTGTTTCGGTAATGACCGTGGTTTATCTCCACCAGCGCAGCCAGCGGTGAATCATCAATGGTAGGATCGTTGTTCTGGGCCCCGACGAATGTGAACGGGATTTCATCCCAGTAGTCCTTTCCTTTCGGCTTAGGGTGGTACTCACTGTCAACTGTGTAGGTTCCGCTTGCGGTGCCACCTGCCCGGCGCCATACCCGGCAGATGAACCGCCCTTCTTCCAGCGCCAGCTCGCGGTACTGGATTTCATCCTTGTAAGCATAGCCATCCGGCTCTTCTACGCATTCACGCAGGACCACAAGCACCAGCTGATCGCGCCCGTTAATACGCTTTGTTCGCCAGTTAATGATGTTCTCTGCCGGGTAGCGGAGGATAATTGCTTCGTCGGATTCTTCAGCGTAATCGACATAAATGCCCTCTCGCGCGACCTCCAGCACGTTCTCTGCCACCAGTTGCGACTGCTGATAGATGCTGGTACCGGCTCCGTCCGCATTGTCCAACAGGTACTTCAGCTTCTCCGGACCGTTAAACGTGGGGTCCTTGCGATATGCCATCCCAAGCATGCCGATTTTAGTATTACCGGCTATGGCGTAGAACACCGCGCGGCTCAGATAGTCCTCATTACGCTTACGGTTGCGCATGGATTTATCGGTTGGGTCGAGATAAGGCAGATATTTATTACCCGCCGCCTTTACGGCCTCAGCCCCTTTGCAGAAGTCCCTGTATTTCCTCCAGGCAGCAGAAGCCGCCCGGTGTTCTGGTCGAACCCAGGTGATGTCGTCGTTTGCCATATCAGAAAGTGGTGTCCAGGGTGATTGAGTATGCCGGTTTCACGATCGGGTAATCCTTCACGATGAAGTACCCACCAGCATCATTGGGGTGATCGTTATCAGCTGATTTGTCCGGTTCGCCATTTGCCGCCCAGATTTGCTGCTCGAGGCTCTCGGTATAAACCGGGCAGTTTTGCACGTTAACCAAATAGCGGCGCTCGCCGTTGGCGTTGCAGAACATGGCGTTCATCGAGTTGATGCGGTCTTTAACTGGCGGGTTGGCATCATCAACAATGACGCTGAACCCGGCATCGTTGAGCTGAGCGATATCAGTCTTGCTGGCGTTCTGGGACTTGCGGGAGTCGCCAGAGGCATCCGGATAGATGTAAATCTCCCGGCTCTTCACATAACGACCATCCTCATATCGCCAGAACTCTTCCTGGATGCGCTTAATCATCGCCGGAGTATCGTAAACCTTAACCAGTTCACGTACCGCACGCGGCAGGCCATTACGCTTTACGTGAACAATCGCGGCCATTTTCCCAACGTTGAAGTCCATACCGATAAACAGCGGATCCCCGTCGTGAATCTCGTCAGAACAGTTATTCAACTTACGGTTAAAGGTGTGGTAAATGGTTCCGCTATTGAGGTTCGTGAACTTCCCGCGCAAATATGCCTGAATCAGTTCGTCAGGGTAAGAACTCAACAACGATTGGATGTAATCAGGCGGGAGATTCTTCGCATTGTCGAACGTGCTGGCCTGAATCAGTCCATACAGGGCCGCCAGTTGGGGCTTTTCCCGTACCGCCTTCACGAACTGCTGATAGACGAATTTGAAACCTTCCGGTGTGGTCGTAACATCGATGCCGTTACGTAACCCATCAACGTTATAGCGCATACGAGCGATGATTTTTCGCCATGCCTGCTGTGCTTTAGCAGCCGCCATGACATCCAGCTCATCCACCATCGCGTTACCGATTTTAAAGCCGACTATTGAGCCTGGTTTCTCCATCGAGCGGCAGATAGTTGTCCCGCGGTACCGTCGCCCCTCATAGAAGTGAACCTCTTTGTTACCCTCGTTGATTTTGACGGTTAACCCCCAGTCGAAGGCCACCTCTTCAATCGTCGGGTAGAAGATGTCACGGATCTGCGGATATGTTGGCGCAAAATAGCCCTGGTTAATCTTCGGGTGCTCCCACATCCCTTTGCAGATGCCACCACACCCCACCCACGTCTTACCTGAACCGAACCCGGCAACATAGGCTTTGAATTTGTGCTGCATCGCGAGGAAGCGCGCCTGAGGAATGTTAAGTGTCGGGCTGATCCCCATCGTCTGCCCTCGCATCCACTACGTTGATATTGATCTGCACTGGGGTCGGTTCGTCATCATCACCATCACCGGCCAGCTCCTTGCGGAGTTTCTCGACCTCAAGCTGCCGGCGTTCGATTTCAATCTGCTGCAGGCGCTGCGCAAACTCGCTATCAGCCAGGCCAAGGCGTTTCATCACCGCTTCGAACATTCTTTCACGGCTGATGGCTGTGATTTCGACGCCATTTTTGCCAACCTTCACACCGGAGTATGCGAGCCGTGAGACTTGAGGGAGTTTCCGGGTGTCCGGGAAGTAAGGCTGGCCAATTCCATCACCATTGCAGCGTGGGCAGACTGGATTAGGCTCTCGGGTGTGGTCATAACCGTAACCACCCACGTCGACTGGCTCACGCTTATCGCGTTCTGTAGCTTCCAGCCGCTTCTCTTCGAATTCCACCATATCGCGCCACTGGTAATGATGACCGAAGCCCCAGCAGTAACGACACGCGCCGCGGCGATACTGCGACAGCTGATTGGCATCGAAGGTAGCGAGCTGCCACATCTGCTCAAGCACTTCATCGGCACTGCCAAGCGTGCGCACAATGGACGCTTTCTGCTGCTGTGCAATGGCCTGCGCAACGTTAGGATTCGTTATGAGCTGACGACCGTAGTTTGGGTCACTATAACCAGCACGTGCAGCAGCAGCGGTGGCGTTGTTGTCCTTCAGGTACTCCGCGACAAATAAGCGCTGCTGAGCAGTAAGTCCATCATCATCCACCAGCTCATTTGCGCTTTTGTCTTTCTGCGTAGTGCGCATTTTTTTCTGCGCAGGTTTTTGTGCAGTTTGCGCAGAAGGTTTTTTGATATATCGACGGGCGGTAGCGTAGTTCAGTCCCTGCGCTTCACACCATTCCTTTGGTGATACGCCGGTTGCGGCATGTTCGGACAGGAACCGTTGCTGAAGCTCGCCCCAGTCCGGTTTTGCCATTATTAACCCCATAAAAAGCCGCACGATGGCAGCTACTGTCTGAATATCAGGGTATTTCTTAAGCCTAACCTTGGTTAAGGTAACCATTCAGCCCGTCAGCGGTGGGACACTGGCGCTAAGAAATAGGGGGAATGGCTGACTTACCTCTGATTAAGGTGAAACTATGCAAAAAGATTTCAAATTCGAAATGAAAGCAGATGCCTCTACGCCTAATGTAACAGCACAGGAATTGATGGCTATCAAAAGCGCTCTAGGCTTCATCCTCGCAAAACTCCCATCTGACGCCCAATCAGATGTAATTCAAAATTTAATTAATATACCCGACCCGAAAACTAAAGATTTGGCTTCTCTCTTAAATCAATTTAGAAATCTGCATTCTCCTGATTGATTTTTATACTGTAAACAACAGTTAATCTCCCACGGTCCGAACCTTGCCTTTTATTGGGCCGTGGTTTTGTTTTACCGGATTGCTTGAACTGTAATGCATGCTTTTTTTTCATGGGGATCCCTAAAGAATTTTTCGTTTATATTTCCACCACACGTGACATCTGTCGATGCCATCGTTTTAAACACGTTGTGGACCAGAGGAATTGTGACCAGACTGTCACCGGCTGACTGTGCGACAACTCAGAGTGATGTATCATGGCAAAGCAGTTGCACACCATCAGGCACTACCGCTGTTGGTTTTGAACCATCATCGGCAACAACCACCAGCGCGCCGGTTCGTAGATATGTCATATGTTGCTCAACGGAACGCTTCACAATCTCCGGTCGATTGTGCGTCGCGGTAGCTATTCTGATACTGACTGAGACATCGCCCGTAAATGCATGCATGACGCCATCGATTGTTGCCTCCAAAACGCTATCATCTGTTGATTTTTAGTATGAAACACTCGAAACTTCCATCACAAAAAAAATCAACATTCACAGCAAAAGGAGATCGTGATGCCAAGAGCCGACGCATTAGAACTGTTAGATGAAGTTGCAGAAAACTTACAAGTTATGGAAGCCAGTCAAAACTTAAAACCAGTTAAAATTAAGAGCATACTCGAACACTTAAGAAGCTCTCTAGAATATGTAGCAAACGACACCTATGACACTTACAACCCTCATACTCATTGCTCACGGCCGAAAATTTATTTTCCCTATGGAAAAAGAGAATTAGTAGACAAATTCTTTAAAACAAAGATTGGACTTAGTGACTTAGAACACTCTGAAATTTATCATATCTACAATTCTATTCAGGGGTATACCACTGGCGAAGAATGGTTAGATATGATGTGTAAACTAACAAATGATGCCAAACACAGAAAACCGATCTCGCTTAAGGAAGAAACCTCTTCAGAAATCACAGTAAGCGCAAATGGTTTCAATCTTCTTAAAGCGTCTAATCAATCCACTGTAATTTTTAAAAATATTACCGTAGACGGCATAAAGTATTCAGATTTCCATTTGGAAAAAGGTGTCTTAAAGAATGCAGGAAACGGTGCACCCCTTAACTTCACACTCACAGAGGATAAAAAAATAAAGTTCCATGGTGAAGAGTATGAAGTAATACCTTTTCTTAAAAAATGTCTTGCAGACATTAAAGTATTCGTAGACTCTGCATATGATGTTCTTGAAAAAAGTTAAAAAAATATTACTTATAATTCAGCTTAACGAAGATCACCTATAGTTCAGGGATTCTTGCCCTGGCAATTGACCTACGACGCTATGTTATACGCCAAGATGCCTTTCTTCGTCTGCTAATTCAGCACATCCCAGTCGTGATCCGTTCCATAGATGGGTTTAACCCAATCGCAAGCCGTGTCCACTACTTCAACTTTTACGGGGCCAGTTTGTGCGCAGCTCGCGATCACCGCCCTCGCCAGGCATATGGTTAACATTCTAATGCACATTCCTGGCCTCATTTGTTTTTCTGAGTGTCCCTGTATGCCGCTTTCCAAGAAGAACAAGGTTTTTCATCTTATAAGTACACTTAATTTTCTTGAGATGCGCCGAGGTGTTTCCACCGGCGAACACCTCAATCACATTCACCCCGGAAAGCATAGTCCTCCATCCAAACCTTCGGTCACTTCGACACTGGCTTGAGTTCACCGGTAGAGGTTAGTATGTCGAGAACATCCATCTGATCAATTTCGGTAAGACGCCGAAGTACATACGCAGCGTCGATACCTACCAAATCACAGCGTTGTGACTTTAGTTCTGTAATGTAATCATGAACGTCTGGTTTTGTGAGGTTTTCACTGCCAATTTTACGGGCGGTATTTACGCTGTACCCCGCCCAAATAGTCACATGTGTGGCGTTCAAATCGATGAGATACTCGCGACAGAACATTTCTTGCTTGTCGGTGAGTGCCGTTAATTAACCATGATGGATTGATAAATGAACTGGAAAAACGAGTTTCAGCCAGAGTACTTGGGCTTCAGGATTGCTGTGTCTATAGTTGCGGTAGTAGTTTATTTTACTGCGCTTTGGTTGGCGTTAAGCTATAGAGAGGATAATTTTCAGCTTGCTCTAACCTTTTTAGCCCTTGGTGTAACAGCCTTGCAAGCTGCGATATCTAATTTAAAAATTACCAGTGCATGGAAAATTGGAGCATCCTTCGTTTTAATACTATTACCAGCAATAATCGCCATTCTACCTCTTATCCTCTAAGCTTATCTGAATGAGCTTATCATCCAAGCTTGAATTGACCTTTAGGTAACCGAAGGTCATTCCGAGAAGCAGGATTCGTAGTGTGTCCTTTGCTGTGATTCGTGGACTAAGCTCACTCACCTTTCGCTGGAACTCATCAAACACTTCATTTAAGGGCGCCAAGTGCACTCTTATATCGAGGGTGAAGCTGATAGCATCTACACTCGCTTTCATGATGCTCTTCCCTCGTAATCACCCTCAGATGATACTGGCTTGAAACGCACGTGTTTCAAATCGGCGGAAGCTAATTTAAGCCACTCGACTGTTTTTGTTGCAAGCGGCACAAAGCAGTTAAACAGCTTAGTCTGACGTCGTGACATCTTGCCCGTGAAGGTTTCGCCTGTTTGGGTGGTTAGCGTGGTTTGGAAGATGTCGGCAAATGAGAGCCTCTTTAACCGCTTGCCTAGATATTGTCATTACGATGAGCGGCTCCAGGGTGATGGCAACAAAAAACCGCCCGGAGGCGGCTATTTCATATTGGCAAAGATTTTCAATTCTTCCTGTAAATGAGCAAGTGTTAGACCTTCTTGAACAATCACGTCTCTTGGCTGATTATCAGGATAATTCCACAACAAAACTTTCCTCATACAGATCTCAGCAAGATTTGGATCGATAGGACCTAGAAGATAAGCTGCATTCGTCCATGCAATGGATAGAACATCTGCCCTATCTTGGTCTATACCTTCAAATTTTCCTGCGTTTTTATCCCTAAGATAAAGACGCGTTAATGTAATTGCTTCGTTTAGCTGCTTCGCTGCTTCTGCAATTTCCCCCCTATTCCTACAGGACAAGTAGTTCCGTAACCCTTCAACGACAGTGACTAAAGCTGCTGCTTCAAAAAGCATAATCCCTCCTGTTTAAAGAGATTAATTTAGCATTACTTAATGCACTCCTTTTTGATGTAATCCTGCAAATAGCCAATCTGCTTCGTCATTGTGATGATTCGCTCTCTAAGGGTGAAATAATCCCGTTCAGCGGAGTCAGTAAGTCGGGGGCCGGTAGCATCGCCCATGCCGCTGGCGCCGGCCGTTCCGTTCGCGGGACATCTTGCGTTGACGTGCAGCCCACACTTGCCAGAGCTAACACAACGCTGCAGATCTTCAAGCTGGGATTTCGCATCAGCTAATTCCTTCGTATATTTAGCATCCAGTACAGCGACATCTCGCAGCCGGGTCTGCATATCTTTGATGGTGGCGTTCGCCAAGCTGAGTTTATCAGTCGCTTTATCGCGCTGCTCTTTGTATGTGATGGCGTTGTCGCGGTAGTGGTTAATCGCCCAGGCCATGGAAACCAGCATACAGATAACGACAGCGCAGATGATTGCAGTTAATCGGCTCATTTCTGGCCCCACTCGCAAACTTCACGCTCAATCTCGCGCCGGGTAATCAGCCCCTTCCACTGCTTGCCACCGGCATACGTCCAGCGCTGCAGTTCTTTGCAGGCTCCCGGCACATCACCGGTGTTCAACTTCTTCAGCAGCGTGGAGCTGGTGAAAGCACCAGGACCAACGTTGTAGGTAAAGGAGTAAAGCGCGGCGCGGGTAGGCTCAGGAATGCGAACCTTGATCAGCGGGTCGATAGCTGAAGCTACCTTGCGCAGGTCGGATTGAAGCAAAGCGTCACATTCTTTATCGGTGTATCTGTGACCGCGGCGAATGTCAGCGCCGGTATGCCCATCGCAAACAGTCCAGACACCAACGACGTCTTGATA